TTGTCAAAAACGCATGAATCATTATCAAACAACCATTTTACTTTCCCGATATGAAAATTGAACAACTACCCACCGCCGACCTAATCCCGTATGCCCGGAACACGCGCACCCACTCGCCCGAGCAGGTGGCGCAGATCGCCGGATCGATCCGAGAGTTCGGATTCACGAACCCGATCCTGATCGACGGTGAGAACGGCATCATCGCCGGGCATGGTCGAGTGATGGCCGCGAGCAAGCTCGGGCTGGCGAAGGTGCCTTGCATCCGGCTGGCGCACCTGACCGACACCCAGAAACGCGCCTACATCATCGCCGACAACAAGCTCGCGCTGAACGCAGGCTGGGATGAGGAGATGCTGGGGCTGGAGCTGGCAGACCTGCGCGAGGCCGACTTTGACCTTGACGTTCTCGGCTTCGACACCTTTGCAATCGAGCAGTTTCTTAACCCGCCGGAACGCAGCAACGAAGCACCAGAATCATCCGGCGGCGAGATCGACGTTGACGCAATGGAGATGGGCTGTGCCTGTCCGAAGTGCGGCTTTGAATTTGACCCTAAGAAGCTATGAAGAAACCGGATTGTGCATGGATGCTCGCCGATCTGAAAGCCGTTCCGCAAAACGGCATCAAGGTGATGTCCACCTTTGCCTGCGGCGGCGGCAGCTCGATGGGCTACAAGCGAGCAGGTTGCCAGATCGTTGCTGCCAACGACATTGACCCAGAGATGGCTTGGCACTACAAGAAGAACCTTAACCCGCCGAACTATTTCCTCTGCCCGATCCGGGATCTACTAACAGCAGACCTTCCGCCCGAGCTTTTCGCCCTAGACATCCTCGACGGATCGCCGCCGTGCTCAACCTTCAGCATGGCCGGAAGCCGGGAGAAGGCATGGGGCAAGGATAAGCACTTTCGTGAAGGACAGGCGAAGCAGGTTCTTTCCGATTTGTTCTTTGACTACCTCGACCTCGTCGAGCGGTTGAAGCCTCGGGTAGCAATCGCCGAGAACGTCAAAGGCATGATCCTCGGCAATGCTAAGGGCTACACGAAGATGGTCATGGCAAGGTTCAGAGAAATCGGATACCGCCCGCAGCTCTTCCTCTTGAACGGTGCTGATTGCGGAGTGCCGCAGCGGAGGGAGAGAGTGTTCTTCGTGGCAATCCGTAATGACATTGACGCGCCATTGCTAAAACTCGCGCCGAAGCATCGATGGATTTCAGTGGGCGAGGCGACCGAGGACTTACAGAAACTTACAGACACAGAAAAGAAGGACACAAAGCCAACCGGAATTGATTTAAAGGCGTGGGAGAAAACAAAAGAAGGAGGCTGCTATGCTGACTACTTTATCAAATACGAAGGAAGAAACAATGCATTTTCCCATCAAAAGGCAAACTCACAGCAACCATCGTGCACGCTTACAGCAACCCATAATAATTTTACACACTCAACACAATGCAGAAAGATGACCTTCCGTGAATGGAAACGCCTCGGCAGCTTCCCTGACGACTATGAAGCCAAGACCGACAAGATCGGAAAATACATGATCGGCATGAGCGTGCCGCCGAAGATGACCGAGGTCGTAGCGCGAGCCGTAATTGATCAATGGCTGAAACCCAAGAACCCATGAGCGCGAAGAAGTCACCAGCGAAGAAGGCCGCGAAGACCGCACCGGCACTGCCGAAGCCAGTCGCACCGAAGGCAGCGCAGGCAGACACTACCCAGCTCTGCCGGTTGTTCAACCTGACCTCAGCACGCATCGGGCAGCTTGCTAAAGACGGGATCATCTTCAAGACCGAGCGCAACCAGTTTGATCTTTGGCGCAGCGTCCGCGGCTACATCGAGTTCCTACAAAAATCCAAGACCGAGGGCGCGAGCCACATGGAGCGCAGCGGAGTGACTGGAGACGCGCAAGAGCTTGAGGAGTTGGTGCGGCAGGTCAAGGCGGCTAGGACTTACAACGACGCAAGAACTTTGAAGGTTCAGATCGATGCGCTTCGGGCTGGATATGCGCTGGAGGTGGAGCAGGAACGCTACTGCTCAATGATGCAGATCGAGGACGGTATGGACAGCATCGCGGCTGTGGTCCGGAACTCAATCAAGCGGCTTGAAGCGGATCTGCCGCCTATGCTGGAAGGACTCGATGCCGCCGGCATGAAGCGTCTGATCAGCGAGAAAACCGCAATCGTGATCCAAACAATTTATGACGAAGGACAACAGCTCAAATCACCTGCATCAAGAGAAAGTCCGCAGGATTAAAAGGTCGTTCTTTCGGAACTTCCGACCGCCATCTGCGCTAACTCCAAGCGAATGGGCAAGTGATCGCGTTGCCATTATGGATGGACTTACGCCGCGATTTCACGTCAACAACGCACCATGGCAACGCGAACCGCTCGACAGCTTAGCGAATGCCGAGGCGAAGGAGGTGGTCTTCATCGCTCCGATAGGAACCGGCAAGACGACGTTCATGGAAGCCGGGCTGCAATACATCATCGCCGAGGATCCCGGTCCGACTTTGCTTGTCGGGCAAACCGATGACGATCTGAAAGATTGGGCGGAGACTCGCATGGATTACGCCATACGCAACACACCGGAGACAGCGGCATTGATTCCCGAGGATCGGCACAAAAAGCGGAAGATGCAGATCCTATTTCCGCACATGAGCTTATTCCTGACCGGCGCAAACCTGAGCGGACTCCAATCGAAATCCATGCGCCGCGTGTTCAACGACGAGGCTTGGCAGTATCGACCGGGGATGTTGAACGAGGCGCGCGGTCGATTGCATGACAGATGGAACCGGCAATTTTTCATCTTATCTCAGGCAGGCGTGACCGGAGATGATCTCGACAAGGCATGGGAGCAGACCGACAAGCGCGAGTTCAGCTTTCCATGTCCTAACTGCGGCACCGTGCAGCCATGGCAATTGTGCAACGTCAAAGGATTCGAGGACGAGACTCAGTCGAACATTGACCGAGCAAGGTCTGCATACATCGCCTGCCAGAATGAGGAATGCAATTTTCGGATCGAGGACTCGACGCAGCAGAGACGGCGACTGGCTGAGTCGGCTTATTATGTCCCGACCGCATCGGACACCGCGCTGCCTGGCTCGATCGGCTTTCACTACAACGTCCTATGCAACTGGCGGAAGCCGCTTTGGGAGATCGTACTTTTGTGGCTGGATGCAAAAGAGGCATTGAGGCAGGGCAACACCGATCCGCTGCGTCAGTTCATCCAGAAGCGACTCGCCGAGCCTTGGCAAGAGGACATTACCGACAACCGGCAGGAACTTGTCGGCGGCGGCTACCTGATGAGTGAATATGCCGACGGCAAACTGACCGACGAGGAGGGAGTCGTGAACGGGATCAGATTCCGCTTCATGACGATCGACGTTCAGGCGGACCATTTCTGGGTAGTCATCCGGGCATGGAAACCGAATGGCGAAAGCATGAAACTGTTCTTCGGCAGGCTCGAGACGATCGACCAAGCCGACGAACTGGCTAAGCGATACAGCGTCTCACCGACGATGATCGTGATGGACTCGGGATTTGCCAGCGATATGGTCTATTCGATCTGCGCCAAGCGCAACTGGACCGCGTTTAAAGGATCGGCGCGTGACAGTTTTCCTTGGGCGACAAAGGACGGCAAAACCAAGCTGCGACCATATCAGAGATTCTCAACTGCGAGCGCATCGAATGGCAGCACCTGCCGGTTCGCGCATTGGTCGAGTGATCGGATCAAAGATATTCTCTATGCTCACCGGACCGGCAAGTCAGGATTGTGGCTGCTACCCGATGACGTCTCACCCGAATACCTCAAGCAGATCGACGCGGAGACGAAGCGAGAAGTGACGAACAGCAAGACGAAGCAGGTCGAGTATCGCTGGGTCAAGACGCGTCAGAATAACCACGCATGGGACTGCGAGGCGATGCAGATCGTCTTGGCTCTTAACCTACAACTGATCCAAGGATTTGAACTTTGACAAGACGAGCTAAAGAATGGGAGTTGATAGCGTGTCGAAACTTTGGGGAAATCAAGGATTGAAGAATGTTCAATTCGCGAACTTGCTACGCAAGAGATACAATGATTTACTGATTGCCAGCATCTCAGAAGGCGGTCTGGATAAAGTGACGAGCGCAACGAAGAACGGCGTGAGCATGGGCAAGCAAGTCGGCTTGTCGGTGCCTGAAACAATGGAAGCGATGAGCAAATCCATCAGCTATATTGACCTTGGACTTGTCCCCTATACGACTCGGACATACGGCAGGTTTTGACACGCTAGTCTAGTAAATGGCAATCCTCGATCAATACGGCAACTCTATCCAATACAAGGCAGCCAGAGCAGCCGCTAATTCTCAGTATTTGAGCGGCAATCATAGACCGTGGGAGCCGATTGAGAAAAAAGACATTTCTGACCTTATTCCAGAAGCGGATCGTGTCAATTTACAGAGCCAAGCTCGACGCATCTATATTAACTTCGGACCGATCAAGAACGCGATCAATCAGCGTTCGATGTATTCCGTCGGCCGCGCCTTCATGCCGGAGTTCAAAGGACAAGACACGGAGTTTGGGATTGTTGCGACGCAATGGCTGAATGAAACCTTTTATCCGATCGGTGACACCCGAGGAGGGATGCACGATTTCAAGACCAACCTTTTCACATGGTCGAGCGCGATTGACGTTGACGGCGAGATTTTCATCTTGATGACGGAAACCAAGAACGGCTTCCCGCTTTATCAGGGAATACCATCACACCGGATCGCAACGCCGAAGGGCATGAGAGACGGTCCGATGAGAGGTGGAGAGTTGAAGGACGGCATCATCTATCTTGCCAGCGGAACCCCAAAAGAATACGCATTCTGCGACAAGCAAGGGATGCTTTCTGAGTGGATACCGGCTGCCAATATCATCCACCTTTACGATCCGGAGTGGCAGTATCAGGGACGCGGATTGACCGCGCTCACTCATTGCATCAACGACTGCCGGGACATCATCCAATCTACCGAGTGGGAACGCTTGGCGATGATGCAGATGAGCAGCATCAGTCTCATCGAATACAACGATACAGGCGGCGCCGACACCGAAGATCCTCGGAATATGCTCCTCGGCAACTGCGAGAGCGCGAACAAGGGCATGGTCGTCGAGAGCATGGACGGCGGCACGGTTCGTTATTTCAAATCGAACAGCGGCGGCAAGATCGAGACGCTAGTCAACAACCGACCGGGCAATCCGTTCTTGGACTTCCATGATCGACTTCTCAAATCCGCGTATGCTGGCTTGAACTGGCCGTATGCTTTCTACAACGGCCACGGAGTCGGCGGAGGCACGGCCCAGCGCACGGAGATTGCGATGGCGCAACGAGCGATTGAAGATCGGCAAGATCTTCTTTTCTATGCAGCTCGTCGGATCGTGTCCTATGCGGTCGCGAAAGCGCAAAAACGCGGCGACTTGCCGCAGTCTGCAGACTGGTATAAATGGGAGTTCTCAACACCGCCGAAACTAACG